AAGTTTTCGGCTTGAGGCAGCAATTGCGTCACTCAGTTTGTCTGTTGAGGCGTTGAGCTCCTTATCTCCCTTTAGAATATCACCCTTTTGTTTGTTCAGCTTGTTTTCGATTTTTTGAAGCACCTTAAACGTGACTTCGTACTCTTTTCGGAGTTGCTTAGAGGACATGCTCTCAAGCTTATCTTGATCACTAGTAAGCTTATGGAGATACTCTTTCAGCTGTATCCGCTGCTCGAGCGCATCATTTTCTGCTAGAATTTCGTCAAGGGTTTTTGTCATAGGTAGTCCAGGAGACGTTATTAACTATGCGCTAAGTAAATCTTCTTGTCCTAGAAGGTCCAGCTTGCCTAGACATTCCGCGCATAGCACGGCTGGAGGGCCCATTCTGGTGAGCTGCGCGGGTTTGAGACGTATCTTTTCCTGCAGCCTTCTTAAACTCTTTGTTGATCCTGTCTATAAACCACCTTCGGTAGGCCGTAGGAATCTTATAGCACTCTGTGTAGGTAAAACCACCGTAGTACATAAGCAGGAATGTAGACTCTAGAAAATTCTCTCTATCAGAGGGTTGAAGGCCAAAAAAACGTTGCCCCCATGGGAAGGGGCATCTCCTTATCATGATTGCAAAGATCGCAGATAAAATGAGTCTTCATCGACACGCTAGGTTCTTCATTATCTAGAAACTTTCTAATAGTCAAAGAATCTCTAGCGGGCATATTTCTAACAAACTTATTGATGAAGGATTTGTCAGAGTTGCCCTCGATCGACACGATAGATCTAAAGAGCCTTTCAGTCACAAGATTTTCAGTTAAGAGACCTTGCTTCTTCCTTCTCTCTGCTATTTGAGATGCTTCTTCTTCATCTGCCCCTGTTGGGAAACTTACAGTAGCGCGCTTACCTGACACCGGGAGAACAACCTCAAATTCGTTCAATCCTTCCTGAACAGGCTCTTGTTTAAGCTGGTCGATCGGAAGCTCAGACAGAGAACAAGTGTGAACGGCCGCGGTGTCGCACAGTGGGCAATTGACATTTACATTGTAGTCAGATCCGTACCCAGTTACACGAATCGCGACCAATAGCGCATTTCGATCTCCTGAGAGAAGAGTTCTGGGGTCGATCGTCTTATCAATGAGGCAAGACTTGATGAGATTAGTGATAAGAGTGCCTTGCTTAATAAGCGCTCTTGAGGTCAAGATATCTTCTTCTCGTGCTGTCATGGCACGAATTTCAACAAACTGCTTCATATGAAGCGGATGATCTTCTGGGTATGCTTTTCCTAGAGAGGGTAGAGGAACTGTCTCAACTGGAATATCAAAACCCAGATCTTGCTGGGCCTGGACGTGTGTTTCCTTGAGACGAGGGTCGTGATCTCCAGCAGCATGGAATACATCATTTCTAGACATGCTATCTCCTTATTACTACATGATTGTATTACAGGCTCGCTGCCTGTTAAACTGTTGGGATTTTAAATATCAGCTTTTAGTACTGGAGAACGCAGTTATCAAAGCGCATAGTGAGTGAAATCTCAGAAGCGTCATTGGAATCATAGTTTAACTCGCCATAGGATGCATTTGTCAGGAAAGCACCCTTCACATCCCAGAGCTCAACAACCGTTCCGATCGGATCTAGCATCTTGATCTGGCAGTCACGCTTATAAAAGTCAGCATAACCAGCGCGTCCCGAGACTGACTCAAAGTGAGTACGCACCCACTCCATGACCTGCTGAGCACCAGAAGGTGCAATAGGATCGTAGAGTGTTACTGACATGTCGCCAAAGGTTGTGCGGCCGGCGAGGTAACGCGTATGATTAATGAAAGGAAGGGTCACCGTCTCCGACGAGATAGTGGGACGAGCTGCAGTCTTCATTAAGAATGCATCGATACCTTCGATAGCAAATACCCACCTAAACTGGCGTTTCGGTTCAAACTTATTTGGTAGCATCTCAGCAACGGAAAGGGTCTCAGCCATCACATTCTCCTAAAGTGTCACGATATAAATATGCTCGTCTGAGAAAAATTACCTCTAAAGTCCGCTCACTCCTGAATTTGTTACCACGAAGTCTAGGGAAATGAACTCTGCAGTTCTTGTGGGCTGCAAGAAAATCTTGCCCCTGACCGTATTATTTTCAATATCTGCCTGAGTTGTCGTACTAGAATCGATAATCACCTTAAAGCGATCAATGCCCTGATTCTGCTGAACTCTCTTCATGATCGGAGTTACCAGCGCTGTAAATCTTTGCAGGGTTGCTTCTCTGTTGGGCTCAAAGATGAGCTGCTGAGCAACTTGCTTGACTGAACGACGAACATCGATCAACAACCTACGTACATTGACTCTGTCTAGCGCAGAGGCCGCCGCTTGGAGTGTCTTCTGGCCGAAGACGATTGGACCTGCGCTATTCGGGAAGGTTACAATAGGATTGACGTCCTTGTCGTAGAGATCATCAAGGTTATCCTCATTCAATCTCACTGAAACTGATTGTGCATTCATGGATCCTCGAGCAAATCCAGCAGGAGCAAACCACGGGAACGCTACAGCATCGTTGAAGGAGAAAGCTCCAAGTACGGCAACTGAAGGCGGAACCCGGACTGTTGCATCATTCGCGGTGACAGTCTTTGTAGCTGTGTTCAGAGTTTTCACCTGGACGCTCATATTAACATCTGGGAAATAGGCTGAAGCGAAAGAACTATCAAGTGCTCTATCGCTGAATGATGACACGGTATTTGAAACGCTTATGCTTTGGACTGATGACGTTACAACAGTGTTTACAGTATCTCGTTCCTCAATGTCCATCAAGTAGAGTGCGTCAAATCTGTTTTCTACTGTTGAGATGGCATCGTTTGTTATGGTAGCTTGTCTTATACCCGGGATTGTCAGAAGCTGAATATCTACATCTGCCTTTTCACCCATCACTGTGATGGCTTTCTTGTAAGCGGCAACAGTAGAACCATTCACTCCGCCTCGATTGGAGTCATCCATTTCGCCTTTGGCTGATTTATTGTTGAGCACTGCAGAATCTGCATTGAAGACATCTACACCATCAAAACCCTGCTGGAAGACTGTTGTGAACTTAGAAAGCCTTCTTACAGATGGGCTAGATGTGTCGTTAACACTAAATCTGCGTGTCTTTGCAGCAGCATTTGTGGATATATTGCCATCTCTAACATAAGACCAGCTGTTGACCAGCGCGGCGTCAGTTGTGATCGCAAGACCGTTAGACCCTGTTCCAACCTTAACATTTTCCAAAGTAAACACATTGTTATTGAATGTGTCGCAATCTAGCTTGAATCCGTTCTCATCAGATTGACCTGCATTAGATCCTGTGATAGCGTTTAAGTTGGAAACTGCATAATCTGGGAAGAACTTTGTGAAACCTGGTACAGTGCCATCAACGACGCTGCTCTTGTTAGGTTCATTCAGAAGAGTTTTTCTTCCTAGCTGAACGCCCCAGTAAAGCGACTTATTGGGAACCTGCTTGGGTGAGAGGCCCATAGCAATGCTTTCTCGCAAGGGAACCGGAGGTTGAACGACTGATTTGAGAACAACGTTCGGATTTCTTTGCACGCCCTCGGCGGCGCCGGCGGAAACAGTATCTGCTATAGCTGCTAAACCTTCTGATCCTGACGTCACGAGGTGATCAAGACCTCTGAATCCGAGTGGTAGGGCTGCGTTATCTATGTCAGCGTTATCCACGTCAACTGTCATCTCCACTCTGATTCTAGCGGAAACATTGGGATACTTCCCGTCGATGACCAGTTTTTGTGAACCTGCAGCTTGGTCGAAATCGTAAAATGTATTAACATCACCGATTCTTCTAGCGATGTAATTTGTAGATGTAGGATCTAGATTGAGGCCCCTATGAGCTTCGTAGACAAATGTATTTTCATCATTGTCATAAAAGTCTCTAACTACAAGATCGAAAGTTCCGAACGTATCAAGGGGATCAGATGATTTTCCTATGTTTTCAATCGAGACCTTGTATTTCGTATTTGATCCCACGGAGTCTGAAGATTTGCCCTTTGAAACACCATCGCTTAGCATGTGAACTCTGAAGAGATCTTTTGCTGTTCCACCAAACTTTTGTGATATCATGAAAGGCGTTCTTGCGTGCCTATACCTTTCGCTGAATCCTTCGTAGTTGGGTGAAGCTGTGCCACCGCTGTTTCTAGCTTGCGTACCCGTAGTGATGAATACTGCATCAGAGGAACCCGTATAAGGTGCTGCAGGAGATGGGGCGCCGTCGACCATATTGGAACCCGAAGCGGTGATGCCCGATCCTGTTACAACCGCCAATTCTGGATATACATCGTAATGTGTATAAAGAACGTGACCGTGGTCTTCTATTTTTTGTGAATCTCTATTGAAAGTATTTGCAAAGTAATCCTTGTCACTTGGATTGAAGGAAGCTGTTAGAACACGAGGATAGTTAGATCCTTTGTGTCCTACCAAAAGCATGGTAAACTTAGGTGATCCATTGACAAAGTTAATCGTTCCAGTTATGGCTCCGATTGTTGCTGAAGATATATCAGTTGCAGCCGGAACATTGGTAATGCCCCCGGGAGCATTTGAGCAGGAAACCCTAAGGATGACTCCAGATGGCGCCATAACGACACCTCGAAGTATAGGTGCCGCCAAGTTTTCACCTGAAACTTGAATGCCAGCATCTGAGAATACGGTTGATCCTGCAGATTCTGACATGTAGCAGCCCAAGAAGTACGTTCTTCCCAAGGCGCCGTTTTCGTTAGCGCTTGAGTTAGCGCCGATCAAACCGGATCCCAAGGGGAGCTCTGCGCCTACGACAAAACCTGCATTTGTAACTGTGCCATCAGAAGTTGATCTTCTTTTAGCGTTACCTGCGCCTAAAACTCTGACATACGTCAGCGCTCCAGAATTTCTCAACCATTCTTGAGCCGCTATGGGACCAAACTGATCTCCGCGCAAAAAGCCAAATTTTGACTCAAACTCAGAGAAATTAGAAACGGTAACAGGCACAAAGGCGGAGCCTTCTTGTGCTGTTCCTATAACTCCTGCTGGCACACCGGACGGGCCTGTAGGCGTCGGACCCGATCTGTCGATCTCAAAAGCTCTTACGCCCGGACTTTTAAAAGTGCGTTCGGCCATTACTTAAGTCTCCATATCATCATCATTATCTATCTATCCTGTGAAGCTCACGCCTTCATTTGTTATGATAAAGTCAATCGATATAAATTCGATGCTTCGCGTGGGAACGATAACGATTCTTCCATTTAATTTATTTGATTCAATGTCTTCAGGGGTATTGTTAGATTCATCCATTACAACCTTGAACTGTTCAATGCCACTTTGCGCTTGGACCACTGCAAGTAGAGGCGAAACTTGTGAAACAAATTTAGCCCTAAGCGCGGGTGTATTTTGTTCGAACAAGTAGCTGTTTGCGACCTGTCCTACTATTCGCTTAATCTCCAGAAGCATTCTTCTCACGTTAACTCGATCAAGAGCAGATTTTGCTAGTTGCAGAGTTTTTTGTCCAAAGATCACGAATCCCTGTTGTGGGAATGTTGCTATTGGGTTAATGCGTGCATCATAAAGAGCATCTCGATCTGCTGCTGAAAGGCGTACGCCTACGTTTTCGACGAAATCGAGCGAGCCTCTATTGAATCCTGCTGGAGCAAACCAGGGGAAGGAGACTCTATCGTTGAATCCTAAGGCTGCTAGAGCAGCGACAGAAGACGGTACTTCAACATTAGCACCTGTCCTATCATCTTTGATCACAACGTTCGGGAAATAAACTGCAGCAGTACTGGAATCTAATGTTCTGCCCTCGAAGTCCGCGATGGTCTTATCAACGCTAGGACGACCAGTAGAATCATCAAATAATCTTGCATTGTCACTGTCAAGCTGCGCTATATCCATCAGATAAAGTGCTTGTCCAAAGTCTTTAACTCGGTCAATAGCGTGGTCAGTAACGAATGATTCTCTAATGCCAGGAATGGCAAGAACGTTTACATTTGAAGCAAACTTATCCGTCATTGTGTCAATGGCTGCCCTATAAGACCTAATAGCATTGTTATCCTTGCCGGCGCCTGCCATGTTAGAAGCCATGCCTGGAGATGCAAAGGAAGAATTTGCTCCGCCACCTGTTTCCAGTGAAGATCCTTTGTCGTTAAGTCTAGCAGCATTCTTATCAAGAATATTGACACCATCGAAACCGCCGTAGAAAACATTCGTAAACTTAGCATAATCAGTAAACTTATTAAAAGTTATTGATGATGTCTGATTCAAGAGCGTTGCAAAGGTAATTCTATTAAGGCGTGTGCCATCTGACACTGTGTATTGACTTGGGTCAACCAAGGCATCTCTAATGTAAGCTGCTTCCAGCATGTTGGAATCTATAGTTCCAGTGATTTCAGTATCGAGGAAAACGCCTGTATCTGAAAGACCGGCCTGTCTCGATAGAGCAACTCTTGAAAGAGTAAACTTATTATTGTTGAAAGCTTTTCTATCATTGACTTTTGCTGGAATGTACTGCGTACCTGTGACGAGAACATCCATCTGGAGGATTCCCAAGAACTTAGCCTGGTCGACTAGGCCCTGATTTACAGTGGATCCCGCGTTAGACTTAAGCGCTGCGTTATTGATAGCATTAGTGAGGCCTGCGTCTTGTATTGATTTATCAGGTGCGAGAAGGGTAGTTTTTGCACCCCAGTATATTCTTCTGTCAACAGATTCTTCAGATCCCGGCAGGCCGACAAAAACAGCGGATCCGTCTGAAACTGCTCCGTTTGTTACCTTGAAGGTGTAGGGAACTGGTGGCAAGATTGATGCGGTTACTGGAGAATCAACCAATAAATCGTTGCCGTGCACGGCGAGGCGTCCTGTGCCCATCGAAAGATCCGAGAAATCGTCAAGGTTGTCGTTAGTCTTAAGTACCGGAAGGCCCTTAAATCCAAACGGGAGTGCTTCTCGAGGAACCTCATTGTTCTGAACAGCATCACCGAGGACAACTCGAACGATATTCGACATGTTAGCGTATTTTCCAGATACCTGCAATCCTCTTTCTTCTTCGCGCTCGGAGTCGAAGTTAAAGAAGGCTTTTTTATCACCAATTTTTCTTCCAACAAAGTTTTCAGAATTTGGATTTAGATCGCATTGCGGATATTCCTCTAAAACCTTGGGTGACTTATCGGTATCGTCATACTCTCTGATCTGGACTGCGAAAGTTCCGTATGGGTTATTTTCGTCCAAAGATCCGCGGACATTGACAATGGAAACTTTGAACCTTCCTGTGCCATATGTTCCGTCATCCAATAGCTCAAAATGGAAAAGCCCGTGCTCAACCTTTCCGAACGGCTGGGAAATAAACTGGGTTGTTCGTGGTGTGTTGTATCGAGTATCAAAACGCCCAAAGGCAGTAAGAAAGTTTTCACCAGCCTCATTGTTGCTTGAGATAACCGCTGATCCTGACATCATTGCGACGGCTGGTCCATTTGTACCTGATACCGGTCCGCCAGATGGAGCAGCTAGCTCTGTTTCAACATCGAATGCTGCATAAAGCAAGTGCTTTTGAGTTGCAAACTGCTCTGGATCTGTATTTAAGATGTTTCTAATATAATCTTTGTCTCTGGGATTCAAAGATGCTGTTAGTATCTTAACGCCTGCTTGTCCATCAGTCGTTGCAAATGCCGTGTCCGACGAAGATATGAAAAGCTTAAACTTATCTTTCATGTCTCCAGAAGTACCTAGTGCAGCTAAATTGTCTCCACCTTCCTCTGAGAGTTTTGCGCCCAGGCTAGAACCAAAGAAGGTGCCGCTCAAAACGCCGACTTGTGAATCGGTAGTTGTAAAGATAACGCCTCTTACCAGGTTCACATATCCCGTCGTTCCAAAAGAATCATTGTGTGTAAAGATAGGAAACCCATACTGTTCAGATGAAGACACATAGTGTTGAGCGCCAATTATGTGAACAGTCGATAAAGACTGCAACGGATCAGTTGTAATGGGGGTTATCTTAAAACCTGCATTTTTTACCGTGCCTTGGTTTTGAGTGATATTGATATCTTCCACAGTGTCGTTTGATCCTGCGCCCAGAACTCGAATATAGGTTACGGCATCCCTGTTTTTCAGGAACTCGTTTACTGCGTATGGGCCAAAGCGCTTGGAATCAAGATTTCCAAACTTAGTGGTAAAATCTGCAAAGGACCCTACAGTTATCGGAACAAAGGCAGGGCCGCTAGCGGCAGTGCCAATAACGCCTGCAGGTGTCCCGATTGGGCCTTGAACTCGCTGTGTTAAATCGATCTCTTGCTCAAAGAAACCTGGAGATCGGAATGTCTGCTCAGCCATATGGACAGTCTCCTACTGGCTCGGGGGTACAATACTATATATTTGTGGTGAACCCAAATATCTTAAAGGTCTTCAACCTTAGTAACGATTCGTGCGCTTATAACTGTCTCACCCTGTCGCTGATTTTTCGTAAGAACTTTTAAATACTCGACTTTGCTATCACCCGTAAAGGGATTGACAATCCTGTTTGCTGCTTTTAAGTAGCGCATTCTTTCGCTTTCAATGATGTCGCCGGCGGCATTAATTTCGTTTACATCATTTAGGATAAATTTATCTATATCACCAGTGGGATCGGGTAATCCAGGAGGATGATGAACTATCGGAGCATTTGCTGTGAAGACTTCAAATGAAATATCAGGAGCAGATACAAATTTTCTGAATGGCCTCATATTACCTTCACCTTCTGGCGCTACAAGGTACGCTGGAACCTCCATATTGAAAGTGTACCTTACAATTCTTTCCTCAGCTGTCATGTCGTCAAAATTATCTTGGTTTGTCACGGAGTTATTGGGATATGCTACGAACCAATAGCCTTTATCAGACTCAATCTTAAATTGATTTCTATTTCCAGTATACGCACTGACAAACTTCTCTATCATTCGGTTCATGTGCATAGTGTAAGACGTCCAAAACGTAATCTCATAAGTAACTGTTATGAAATGCGGAAAAGGTATCGTAATGATTTCGTATATATGGTGAGAATCCAGGTTGTTAGAAAGGACTGGACCTCCAGAATGAGTTTTTACTGGAAGCCTGCGCGAAGTGACGCGTCCTGGTTTTGCAGACCGCGGGTCTGCGGCATTAGCATTATTATTTTCAGAGGTTACATTATGTTGATGAAGAAGATTCTGCGGGTTGATAAGGTTCTGGTATATGGGATCTCTTGAGCTAAGCCTTCTTTTAATTACTAGATCACCAGTGTCAGCGAGTCTCTCGGATCCTGCAGATTGGTCAATAGAAGTTCTTCGAATTGATATCAAGGGAAGTATTAGTGCTTCATTTTCATCTCGAAGGGGTTCGTTGCGCTTTATAAGTGCGAAGCGTTCCCCGGTTGCAAAAATTACAGGAACTTTTCTTGAAGCACCCTTCTGCTCTACTGAAAATTCTAGTTCTTTGTCAAAGAGATCAAATAAAGCACGATCTATATCTTCAAGCCCGCAGGAAGGAAGATAAAAATCATCAGGTATATTCTGACCTTCGAGCCCAGACTTTATTCTATCCTGCACAGAAGCAGGATTTAAGTTGGGATTTTTGATTGAATCTCTTGTTGACATCTATTTACTCTTCATCATAAAAAGCGGAACCGGCGCCCTCAGGATCACCTCGAGGAGAAACTTGCTGCGGCCCTGATATCGGCTTAGTGAGCACACCTTTTTCTTGGAGAGAGCGAATATCACCTGTAGGGCCCTCTTGATTCTCTGGAAATCCCCTCTGTTGGACAAAAGTTTTCTGTACTGCATCTGGATCGGTGTACTGCTCGTTAGTCGGACCAAGAACTTTAGTAAAGAATACCTGCTTACGGGATTGCTTGCCAAGTATCTTAATTCCGTCGCTGTGCTCAATTTGGCCAAATATTTCCTTAGTAGTCGTAACAGATAGTATTTCAAAAATAACTGTACCATAAGTGAAGAAGTCACCCACTTCTATTTCAATCGTCTTGTCAATCAAATCTCTTTTTTGAATGTAAGCTTCAAGATTCTGTGTTTTCTCAGGTCCGTATATGTTCGTCTTAAACGTCGGTTCCAAGTAGTTGACAAGACAATCAATCTCTAGAGGAGTTTCAAATATTTTCTCAGGAGCCTCGTCATAGAGGTCATTAATCTTAGTTTTTGCCTGAGATATTGAATAGTAATAGATCTTTTGGCCTACTACATCTTTAATAAGCTCCTTAGTGAGATCATTTACAAAATCTATCTCTCTTGGCCCTATGAATAAGCGTCCCAACTACTTCTCCTAGCCCATCGTAATGGCTTTACCGTTAGGAACAGGAACAGTCCTAAGTTGCTTTTGAATATTTTCGGCTTTTATAGCGTTTATTTCAACTATCTTGTCATAGGTCATGGAATCAAGCATTTCTCTAAGCTTAACTACAAGTTCTTTTTTATCTTCTCTTCCCTGCGAGATGAGATTATCTCCATCGAGCTGGATGTCTGCGTTTGGTATTGGAATTGACTTAAATTTTGACCTTACTAGGCCGAGAAGTTCCATGCACAGTGAAAGGGTATATTGTCTAGACCACTGCTTTCCAATGGAATTAACTTTTGAATATGTCAAGTCACCGAATGGAATATTTGACAAATTAGACACGCCTCTAATGGTGTCATCTCTAAAGCTAGGATTAAGTGGATCTGGTGCAAATGCAATCCTTAACCACAGGTTTTTATTTGTCTGGTCCCCGGTCGGCATAGGATATATTCTTATTTTTGTTCCTATGACTTTGTATGAGTAGTTGGACCTTCTTACTCTGTGCGAAATATCCATCTGGCCTGCTCTCAAGATATCTTCAAAAACAGGTAATACATAAAAGATCGTCTCAGGAGTAAAAGACTCGAAAGAAAATTCATTGTTAAGGTAGTTTATCGCTGACGTGGTGTCAAAAAACCTGTACGCGGCCTGGGGATTAAAGTGGAAAACTTCCTGAATTTTCATTTTTGTTCTATAAGGGTTCAGGGAAGAAGAATATATAAAATCCCCAGCCTCGTCCTTAAGGTTCTGGTAGATATCGTAATCTTGTTGTCCTTTAATTAGTTCAATTGATCCTGACACTGTATCATAGCTTCCTCCTATGCCTGCTTCGAATGCATAAGGTTCAGCCATTCTATCCAAGAACTGCAAAGTCTCGTGAGGAAACTTTTGTTCAGATCCTGACATGCTGCCGGTTGATGTGCCTAGAAAAGTGGAAAGCTGTGATCTTGCTTGATACTCGTTAACAATTTGCCCGTACGTGAAGAAAGACTCTTCGAAGCAAGCAAAGATCTGTTTTTTGGTAAGCTCAACAGAAAGAATGTCATCTCCAAGCTTGCGCTTAACAAACGTCACCATCTTGTCAGCGTCTGATTGGAACTCTGTGTCCTCATCAAACACGCCGAATGGTGTTGGGTTAGCTGTATTCGCGAATGTTGTCACGGGCCTCTCCAGGAACTCTCACAGTATAAGTATGGAGAATGGTCGAGACTTTCTCTCCAAATACAAGAAAGGTGCTCAGAAGAGCGCCCTAATTGCATAGCTTTGGTCTAAAAGCTTAAATTTATTTTTCTTTAGGCACTGAAAAAGCGAACA